CATAGGTATGAACAAAGAATATAATCCTGAGCGAGTCTGTCCATTGGCGTTTCTTTTCGTAACATCTGAATCATCATAAAGTTTTTTAAAGTTTTTACCTCCTTTATCGTGAGCATTAGATGTTGAACCCATCATACACTTGCCTATAATCTTACTACCTAATCGTAAACAAGTTCTAGTTACTCGCCAGTTATTTAATATATTATTTGGTTTTTCCCACTTACCACTTTCGTCGTGTACTAGCAATTTTAATTTTTCACCGTCATAACTATTGTCCCCGGTATTTTTCCAGTCGATGGTAGTATCGAGTCCCGATATTTCTTGTAGCTTTTCATTTGTTTCCAGCTTTCGTCTCGTATACTTTGTAGCGGGTACACGATATGCAAGCTCTGTTTTTGGCCTGTCCATACCGTCTTGAATTGGCTTAAAGAAAAAAGGGTAGTTGACTGATATTGGTACAACTTTGTCGGTAAACATTTTTTTAGCGTCAGGTCCTGACTTTGACAATATACCGAATCTAGAATCTGTTGATATCGTTGCTTGGTTAACTGTCTCTCCAGAAGCCATAAATGAAAATCCACTACGTCTGTTTTTAAGATAGCACATTCCGTAGCATCTATCATCCGCTTTGCAAGCTTCCCAGAATATAAAGAATAATCTATTCGCTTCTCTAAAGTCTGGTTTGCCAACGTCAATCTTACTCCACTGCAAGTACATGTAATGAGTACCAGTAATATAAGTAGCTTTATCTTTATTATAAAACCAAAAACCTTCTTCACGTCTGTTAAATTCTTCGTCGATATAATCATACCATTTTTCCTTAAAATCTAATGGATATTCTTCCCAATCAAAAACAGACTTTATTTTTACCAATTCTTTTGGATAATCTATATGACGCCATTTATTACCTTTAAATTTATGTACTTTATTTTCTTTAGGTAAAGCTATTTTAAGGTTTTGTATTTCATATATTTCACCAATCTCACCAGTTCTGCTTATAACAACAACATCATAATCTTCGTTATAACCATACTTCCACTTTTTATTTTTATTATTTTTATCTAAAGTATGTGGTTGTATATGATCTTCTAATACTTTGTATAAAGTTTGCTCGTACATTACTTAGACCTTCCTTCAGCAAAACCTTTAAAAGTTTTTTCTTCTTTAACTTCTTTAGGTTTATCGTTTAACAAATCTTGCTCGTGCTCTATTCTAGTAAGTATCTCAAACGCGTCAAATATTGCAAGTTTTTTAGTTGCAGCAGCGTTTTTTAAACGATCAGCAGATATATCATCTTCAGAATCTATTATAGGTTCTTTTGCAACTTTTATTAATTCATCAACAGCTTTGCGTCCAGCTTGGATTATATTTTTCTTCGTTTCCTTTACGTTCATACTTAATTACAATATCATTAGATTTCATACAATAAAGACGTTCCCCGTCTATTAAAAACTCCCACTCGCTATTAGGTTTAAATCCTATAATATCTCCTGGAGCTATTTTAAAAGCCTCTAATGAACTATTTCCGTATTTAAGTATACCAACAAGGCTTTTTTCTTTGTCTAGCGTTAAATCGCTATTGTCTTTAATTGGTTGAACAAAACACCTATCGTTTATAGTATGCCAACCAGTTTTATTCTTATATAAATATATTTGATCTAAAGAACAAAGATAGTGATCATTTTTTAAAAAAGATCTACTCTTTTTCTTTTCACCTTTCATATCGTAAAAAGTTCTAAATACATTTTGGTGTATTACGACTTTGTCTCCGGTTTTTATATTACTAGAAAATTCAGATGGTGTTTGTATAACTTCAGCTATTCTATTGACAAATTTCCAGTTTTCAATCTTAGTATTAACTATAAGATCTTTATCGCCAATTTTTACTGTATTTTTATATTTTTCACCAACTGGCTTTACAATAAAGTCATATAATGAGTTCATTAGTATTCTAAATCATATTCAACAGCTACAGCCATATTTTTATTAAATTTTTTCCAAGGTAAAACCTCGTCATTTTTTTTAATATAAATACTATAAGATTTATCTTGTTCTTCAAATAAAATATAAGCTATTTCGTGACCACCGTAGACTTGCTGACCAACAGAATAGTGCATAGCATCGTTTTTGTAATCAGAGCCAATACTTATTTTTCTAATTACCGTCTCCATCTTTTTTTACTTCTGTATATTCACCAGTTTTAAGATCTACAGAAATAACTCCGTACTCTTTTTCTAATTTAGCTTTAAACTCTTCTATATTTTTATTAACTACAGCTACGTCATGTAAAAACCCGTGTTTTTGAGTTTCTAAAATGCCTATGTTGTTAATAATTTCATTAAGTTTTGCTTGCAACTCTACTATTTCATCGAGCTGCTCTTGTTTGATTTTTGCCATTTTATTTTATTTAATTTAATTGTTATATGTGTATAATTACCTCACTTACTGCACTTTTACAAGCCAAAGTTGTGACTCATTAAAGAATGCATTACTATTTACTGGAAAACCTTGAGTCCTATTTTTTAGTTTTAAATTATTATCTTGGTTTAAAAACCAATGTAAGTTCTGCTTCATCTGAACTAGTAGCAATGGCACCAGTTTCTATACCAGAAATGTTTATTATATCTCCAGCGACTAAGTTGTATGATAATCCAGATGAAAATTTACCTGGAGTTGTTCCATTATCAGCGTTAGTTAAACTTATACCTATACTTCCTAACTGCGTATAGTTTAATGTAGAAGTTGTGCTACCTGTAAGAGGATTGTTCATTATATATAAATATACTTCCCACACATCTCCTGCTCCTGATAATACTACAGGTGTTGAGCTTATCCATTTAAAACCAGCTGCTACTAACGTACAGTCTATAGGTATAGTTAATACTGAAGAGTGACTAGAAGCTGATGAAGCCGCTATTCCAAACTCTAATGTGTCACCAAATATACCTGGATCTCCTCCAAACATATTTTTAAATGTACCTGTTACCATAAACGGGCTTATCATAAGATCTTGTGGAGTAATTCTTTTGTTATCTGCTCCGTTATATCCTACTATGTGTGAAACATTTGCTGTATCTGTTTCTAGCGTAAATTGTGAAAATTTTAAATTTGCCATTTTTTTTGTTTATTCTAATACTAAAAATACTCCGCCTTCGGATATAAGATAATCTCCATTTTCTGCTAATATTTCAAAAAATGGTGTTGGATCTGAATCTCCTAAGTTAGGCGCTATACCAATTCCTATACCTATTCCGTTACCCATTTTATTTAGCCGCTATAAGTTCTCCAACTGTTGTTCCAGTCGCTAGTACATAGTCCACAGTAACAGGTAGAAATCCACCAGCCTGTAAACCCTTAAATGTAACTGCGTCCGCCGCGGTAGGCGCGCCTCCACCAGCTGCTCTTACTCCAGATACAATAACTTTCATATGATCACCAGTCGTTACATTGTCTCCAATATAAATAACTGATCCATTAAGATATGTAGTATTATTAATTACATCACTTGGAGTTATTGCTTTAACATCTGTTGTAGCAAAATCAGGTTGATTTCCGTATTGTCCCATATTTATTTATTTTTTTATTTATTTTTCTTAAAAATATTTGTTGCTTTTTCAGTTGTTCTACCACCAAAATAAGCTAAAACTACAGCCATCATAACACTTTCAAAAGTGTCGTTCCACAAAGCGTTTATTTGAAAAGGTAAACTCTCTATGCTGTCTAATAAGCCTGCTATACTAAAAACAACAATACACCACACTAACACTAGCGGACGAACATTTTTACTCAACCAAGAATCAGAAATAGAATCTGCTTGCCATCTAAGGGTCACAGCTTCCATTTCTTTATTCTGTTGGTCAAATATTAATTGCTGTAATTTTATTTTATCTTCGTTAGATATATCAGCTTTTGTTATTTCAGCTATAGCTTCTTGTGGTGAAACAACACCTTCTAAAATGCCTCCTAAAGCTGGGTTTATAACTTTTGCAGCACCAAGCAGTAGTTTACCTACTGTTGTTTCTTTAAAAGGCTTTTTAGGCATATTAGTATTATTACTTATTTTTTTAATTATTTATCAATTAGCTATTGACAGATTTTACATCTTATCTCTATCTTTCAGCGTAATGTTAGGGCTAGCGTTTCTTCTAGCTAAAGTAGTTTGTCTTTTTGATTCAGCTCCTCCTTTAAGTAAATCGTTAGCAATAGCTTTACCAGCTCTTTTAACACCTTGAGCAAAATTTGAAACTGCTCTACTCAACATAGTTCCATCGTTGTTGCTGTCGTTAAACATGGTATCTCCATCTCCATCTGCATCAAATAATTGTCTGCTAGAATTTTGATTACCAAGTGATGTGTATCCAGGTTCAACAAAGTTTCTAATTTTCTGTAAATTACTTAGTTTTTCGTCTTTCTGCATTGCAGGCGAGCCTGTCATTAAGGCAACTGTGTCAACGCCTCGCCCAGTTTTAGGCATGTTTTCTCTTCCGGGTTTTTGTTTATAAGCCATTTTTTTGTTTTTTTGTTTTTTTGTTTTTTATTGGTGTTTCTATTATATATTTAGCTCCTGGAAAGTAATAATCATAACCAGGATACATTACTTTTGTATAACCTCTATCGTCTGTACCTAGAACTTTAAAATCAACTCCTTTCATTGTTATATGACCTCCTTTAATTATATTTTGAGGTTTATTAACATCGGGGCTATTTCTTAAGTATCCTTTTTTAGATGTTTTCATCTTATTTTTAAAAACTATAATATCTAGGAATTTTTTTAGATTTACCGTAATCTAACAATTCTTGAGCACCTTCTCCTTTAGTTAAAATTGAACGCTCTCCTTCTGGCTTAAAATAGTCTCCTTTGTTAAAACTTCTATCAGCTATAA